CGAGCCTTATTGGGCAATGACTATGGCCTATCATGATCAGATTGGTGCTCATATTTTTTATAACTATTATTAATTTTATGCAAAGATATAATCGAAATTTTAAAAGTAATGGACGAAAGCCTTTCAAAAAGAGAGGCGATAGAAGAAATCAAGACGTGCCCTTTGATGTCTTGCTACGTAGATTCAAAAAGAAAGTAGAGCGATCAGGCTTGATGAAAGATCTGAGAGCTAAAGAGTTCTATGAGTCTAAAGGTGAAAAAGAGAGACGTAAGAAGAAAGAAGGCAAGCGTAGATGGGAGAAGGCCATGAGGACTAATCCTGACTATCAGTTTTCTACATCTCGTCCAAGAAAAAGAAGGAATAGCAAGCATGCATGATGCAATATTAACTGAGCATCCTAACTCTAAATTGACGTTCAATGTCGAGAAAATAGGAGAATATGAGCGATTCCTATTCTCCTTGCTCGATCCAGAGCGCTTCGGTATGGCAGTATCTGCTGAGGTTCGTGATGAAGTACGCGTTCTTCTCGGTGGAATCCCCGTAGAATCCCGAAAAAAGTCCTAATTATTTTCAACTTTTTTGTAACCTCTTGGTTTCCAAGGGGTTTTCTTGTGGCTGAATGGTTGCCTTATTCCGGGTTTCTTCCTATAATATATGTATAGGTTAGGAGATAAAGATATGAAATTAGTAATTCAGACTCAACACAAAGAAAACTACGGCGCCCACGATTGGGACGGCCAAGGTGAGTGTCCTCAGTATTGGAAGTTCAAAGGTGGCAACACTTATGTTGTTCAAATGAACGTCCGTCAAGCTATGGACAAGGAGTACTATCAGCTCTTTATCGACGCTGTTACTGAGCGTAATGAATACTTCGAGGAGTATGTCATTGGTGAAGACCTGATCGATGATCAGGACTATCGTGAGTCCGATCACATCCCTGAGTGGGATTCTGTTATCCATCTCTCGTTTGATGTCAAGGCCGACGCTGTTCGTGCTCATCGTACTCAAAACAATCAAGAGTATGGCTACATGCGAAAGGAAATCGCTAAGAAGTTCGAGACTTATCTTCTCGTTAATGGTGAACAGAAAGAGTATAAGAGCTCTTTCGAAATGATCAATGGTGATCAAGTTACCTATGGTGAACTTGGTAACTGGATGAAAATCTATGCTCCGGAGGCTGCGTAATGTCAAAGAAAGAAACTTGTGTTATTTGTGGTGAAAAGATTGAAGGATGGGGCAACAACCCCTGGCCAATCAAGGAACATGGCGAGTGCTGTGATAAGTGTAACAACGAAAAAGTTATTCCAGCTCGCATCGATCAACTCCTACACTCTCAGAGGTAGGGGTTGCCTTATTCCGGTTTTGTCACTATAATATTTGTATTAATTAAGGAAATAAAGATATGTCAGATATGAATTTAAAAACTTTCCGTGACCGTTTTCAGAACGGTGACTTTGATGCAGCTGATGTCCACACTCAGTGTGATGCTGGCTGGTACGATTGGTTCTGTAGAGATAATTCTCTTGCTAACAAGACTAAAGTGCTTGGTAAGAAAGTTCTGCAGATCATGAACTCAGATAAAGTCGACATTGATAACGACTATGTGTTCTTTAAGAACAACTGTCCTTTTCATGGTCCTCTTTACGATGACTTCCGTATCTGCGATATGAAGTCTGGTGATGTGAAGTACACAATTGTGCCTCGCTCTGGACATACTAGCGATGCAGAAGTTTGGGGTCGAGATAATGACTTTGACGGTCCTATTATCTCTGGCAGATGGAAGGACGTTAGAGCGTTTTTTGGAGTTTAATAATGGATGTAATTTTTGACGTAGACGGAACTTTGATGAACATAGACCATCGACGTAAGTTTGTCGATGGCTCTATGGGTCGCAAAGATTGGAAAGCATTTGAGAAAGCAATGCACGATGACACTCCGTTTACTAATGTCTTCATGATGGCTCGTATGCTGCAAGATAACGGCAGCAGGATTATTGTTCTGACAGGACGTAATCAGCGTAGCTGGGACATTACAGTACGTCAGCTGAGTGCAGCGAGACTATTTCCAGACCACATTATGATGCGTCCGGATGATGACTACACTCCAGATCATGATCTCAAACGTGCTATGCTTAACGTCTTGAGGTCGGACGGATTTAATCCTACATTAGTATTCGACGATCGCGATTCAGTGGTAGACATGTGGAGACAACAGGGTCTCACATGTTTTCAGGTAGCACGAGGTGACTTTTAGTGGTTGCCTTTTTCCGGGTTTGTTCATATAATAATAGTATAATTAGGAGAACGTTATGAAATTGAATAAACTGGAAATGGCTAAGCAACGCGGTGAACGTAGACGCGCTAGCGCTGTTAAAGATGTCAGCGCATCAGTTGCAAAGCTGGTAGAGAGACAGCAACTTATTATTGACAAGTTGTCTGAAATTGAAAGAACAATAGATCGAGTCCAAGGTCTTGTAGACGAGCCCGATAACAGATTATAAGGAGAACGATATGCAGAGATATGTATTAACAACTGAAATGTTCATCTACGCAGATGATGATAAGAAGGCTAAGTCATTAGCTAAGTACATCGTAGATCGTCAGAAGATGAAGTACGACAACCAATGCTCAGCTACTGAGCTGGTATCTGCGCCTTTCGGTAGAATTGGTTCTTCCGATAATCTCATTGATGGAGATGTAATATGATCAATGTAATTGAATTTAGTGAAAGTGTTAGAGAGTATGGAAGAACCAATGAGTATGGTGATGTTATAAAATTTGATAGTTTGGAAGATGTATTTGAAAAATATATTGATGTTGAGTTTTGTAAAGATTGGTTTTGTAAAGATGAAATTAAATTAGATGATGTTTTAGAAATGAAAGCTGGTATTGGAGTTATGAGTGTTAATGAAGATATGAGTTTGTATATTTTTGAAAAAGATAAGTTGTGTAATTTGATTGAGAAGATTGTTTTTGATTTGGAGAAGTAATATGATTAGATTGTTCATCGGTTTGTTTATTGTGCTCGGTGCAGTAGGTCATGAGGACTTTATGATCGAGCAAGGCGTTGTAACGTCAATTGACGAGCTCATCGTCAAATGCTTAGTTGGATTCGCATTTATGGGTTTTGGTCTAGCTGCAATGAAGCGCAGAGGTCAACTCGATGAATACATCTAGAAGGAATTTTAGAGTAGCTCAGCTGTCGCGATCTCGAATGAGACAGAGACTCGCTCGCAGCAGCTACTTTCAATTTGTGAGGAAAGATAATGGAAAACCTGGAGAAGCTGAAAAGCCGAGTTCACTGGACAACAAGAATCAGTGAAAAGGTTATTATCTCAATTATAGGTATCTGTACGCTCATTGCAGTAGGTGATTACATCTATGCAATGTGGCTAGTCAAAAACGTAGAGCTGGCAGATTTGTTTATGCTCTTCATCTATGCCGAGGTCGTGGCGATGATAGGGGCGTTCTATTCTACAGAACGGATTCCCGTTACGCTCCCTATCATTATTTCTATTACCGCCCTCTGCAGACTCATTATACTGCATTCTAAAGACATGGAAATGCTACAACTCGTAGCAGAAGCATCGGCTATCTTTATTTTAGCTGTTGCTGCTCTAGTTATGTCGTATAAAGACAAGATAAGTTTACAGAAATTAAAAGAAGAAGAGGTGAAATAATGCCCTATGTAGAAAAAGCTGGTGTCGAGACAGTAAAAGAACAACTCGATCAATGGAAAGGTGTCATGCATGACCGTAATATCGATGGATTCAACGGTTACGCATGCAAGCAGAAGATCTATGAGGTGATCTGGCATGCTGAGAAATGCTTAGAGAACGCTCCTAGATATCATGGAGAGCAGGATTGGATTGTGCGAAGAGAAGAAGAGCTCTTTGGAGACAAGATATATAAGGTTACGACAGATGACAGTAATTGATTACATCATTGCCGTTCCTCTCATAGTTATTGCAGCTTTCTTTTGCTATATCTCTAGTCATATGGTGCAAGAGAAGAAAGAAGGCAAGCGTTTACCTTTATTTTGGGAGAAAGATCTTGAAGATTGATATCTTACAAGAAATCACCGACTGGGGTGATGAGAAAGTAGCTAATGGCATCTATCATGTCAATGAGAACGGCCATCTGGTGCAGCATAACGATAAGATCTTTAAGAATCCCCTCAAAGGATTCTCCAAAGCCAGACGCAAATTCAAGAAAATAGGTGAGCGACATGGCTGAGTCTTATTACTTACGCAAGAAACGTGAACGTCTAGCTAAGATCTCTGAAGAGTTTGATCGTAAGAGGGAAGCTAAATTAAAGCGTATTAAGATTAAGAAGACCAGAAAGCTGACAGATGAGGAGATTCTACAAGGAGAATGGACCTCTCTTTCATCTTTAAGAGACTACCTCGAGAAGTTCCGTAAGGATCATAAGATCAAGTACTTTGACGGATGGCAGCTCGAGACATCGAAAGGAGTATGGAGACTAGCTACGCCCGACTTGTCGTTTGAGAAGGGTGCTGAGGCAGAAGGGAAGCAGTGAAGCCAAGAAAACCAGAGATAGGCGATATGATTTTACATAGAGAGCCTGCATTCAGAAGAGAGACTAAAGGAATTGTAGTCGAGCTTCTAGGTGCTCAATTTGTGTACGAGACCTTATCTGGACATCAGCGACATTGTAATTATAAGGAATTGTGGGTGAAGGTATGAGTAAAGGCTCAAAACAAAGACCTATACAGGTTTCTCGCAAGGAGTTTGATAAGAAGTGGGATCAAATCTTCAAGAAGAAGCCACAAAAAGAACCAGTTGATAAGAACTATAAGACAAAGCAACGACAGATGACGGAGTTGAATTGGGATGGATCTGACAGCTGATTATATAGAGTGTAATGTAGAAAATTACGAAAATTGCATAGGGATGAAATCTAATTTCCCTAATTTCCCTATGGTATACCGTCCAGGTATTAACACTATCCGCCTAGGAGTCTTCATGGATGATAGGATGGATAGACGCAGAGTATTCGGATACATCCGACAACTCAATGAGATATTCCAGAAAAACGGCATCCAGATCTACATGGAAGCTGCATTTGTAGAGCCCGTCGACATCGAAACCACGTATGATGACTTAGGAAATATCGAGCTTGCATACGATTTAGAGGATTGGCATTTATACGATCCGTTCTACGATAAAGCCTGGCTAGTAGACAAGTACGAAGCTGATATGGTGCACGTCATGCTCGATAATACCCAAGATTGGGAAGTATGCGGCGCAGGTTGGCCATGGAAAGGCGAAGGGATGACAGCAGGAATGACCGCATGCTATAGTAAGAACGATATAGCTACCGTAGATCCTGAACAAAACACGTCAACCGAATACATATTCGCACATGAGATCGGTCATCAATTAGGCTTAGCACACGCCAAAGATGATGTAGCTCCAGGAAATCCTACCTTTGAGTTAGGTCATGGATATATGGCATCTGACGGCACGGGAACGATTATGTCTTATGCAAAAGAAAGAGTGCCCTACTATGCTAATTGCTGGGTAGAGATCGATGGCGTACGCTATGGCGACTCAGAGCATAGAGCAGACATGAGTATCAATGCAGCAGCTCCTACCATCTCACAGATATACGAAGATTTCGGACCCTATGACTATCCTGTCTTTGATAACGAAGTAGCCGGCAATACGAACCCTTTCAGACAATTCGACATACTACTCAAAGAAGTACAAAAAGTGAGAGGTTCTTACTAATTGCCCGCAGGGCCCAGCGCCGCAGCTTATGATCGTATGCATTTGCCGTAATATATCCGATAAGGAAGAGGGATGGGAAAAGAGGATCGTAAAAGATCCTCAGTGTGGTAAGTGCTTAGAATGGCTTAAAAATCAGCCAGCTGGACAGACAGAAGCGTCGTCCGAAGAATCAAACGTCTTATCACCGCAACCGTAGCTATTGTTATTATCGGTATCACAATAACGCATCCATGCTTGCATATTAAATGTGAAGCCTTCACTCCATGGAATGTAAGCTTTACACCATTCATGAGAGCCGACAGTCATGTCGTCCGTGGTACCGTCATCTACAGGAACGTAGTCAACCTTTTCAACAGGAGTGACCTTCTTATATTGAATAGTACGGCCATTATTGAGAGATTGCTTTCTCCATAATTCCTGCTGTGTAGCTACAAAAACATACTCGTTATCCTTAACGGTATAGACATCTCCATTGTCGTATGTGATAGTATGAGCATGAGAGCTCAGTGAGAATAGGGCGAGAACCCCGAAAAATACGTATTTCATAGTAATTTCTCCTTCATCATACGTGGCGAAAGATACTGCAAATCACCGTGAATATATAGGTTTTTCTATTTTTAATTAAAATAAAAATAAAAAAGAGGGGGGTTTAATAGGGATCTCCGGGGGGTCTTAGCGTGAAACGACAGAAATGGCAACTTTTTCTGTAAAATGCCGGCTCGCGCGGGAGAACCACAGAGAACGGGGGTATCTGAAAGGGTTGCCTTTTTCCCGGTTTTGAGCCATAATATATGTATAAATTGAGAAAAGGAAGGTAGATATGCGAGTAGTAGTTTTTCACAAAGAGTCACTGGATCCCCGCGAAGAGAACAACGCAATGCAGCGTGTTGCTGTCGTAGAGGCTCCATGTACTGATGTAAACGAAGCTCTCGAGTACGCATTTCATCATACCAACAATATCAATGGTTCTTGGTCTAAGGGCCAGATCATTGAATGGATGGGCGAGAAGCACGATAACCCCGACTTTAACGAGAACGTGGAATTCGTGGGTGAGTATCCCATTGGTAAGGATGGTACTGTATATGGTGCTCGTTCGACTTCAGTAGGCGATGTGATGTTTGCTGAAGGATCAAAGTTCGAGGTTGCTGGGTTCGGTTTTAACAAGGTAGCTTAATGAACAGAATCGCGTTATCCAAGCGCGCGCAGCTGGGGTTCTTCGTTCCCGGAGTCCCAGCGATTACGTGTGGCTATAGGAAAGTTGGTAGAGTGAGAGGAATGGACGTCTGGGTGGATGATGAGAACCCCGACTTCTGGTCTGTTGACGTGACTACCAATATAGATGGCAGACATAAGCGTGTATGTACTATGGAGCTGTCAAGAGACGGATATAGTTATCACGTAGATATAGTAAAGGTGGATAGAGTATTTCAGGGGCACGGAATAGCTCCTATAGTATACAGATATCTGATGAAAAGATTAGGCATTATGTTACAAGCTGGCATAGAGCAGAGTCCAGGGGGACGGTATATATGGAATACATTAGCCACATATAGTGACATAGTAGTAGTAGGTAGAAGAGGTCGTAGAGGACAGCTGGTTCAATTAGAAGCAGGAGAGGAAGGCGAGCTCGAGCATGAGGACTATAAGATATATGATGGTCCATATGACTACTATGTATTCGCACAATATTGTAAGTAGCTGAGATTCGGGGCAGGATTTTTCTGTATATCTCAGGTACCAGGTTCTTGCGTTAAGTACGAGCTAATTCCCAGGGTGTTTTGAAAATTCTGATATGAAAATTTTTTTGGCGCTAAATTTCTTGAGAAAGCAATTTTTGAATAAATACTTGTACATATAATAACTACAGGAGTATTTTATGGATGTAAAGATAATTCATTCAGCTGGTGATAATAATGATAGTTGGACCTATTGGTTAGGTGATGTTAGTAGACCCAGACACCCAGATTGGACACATGGCGGTATGTATGATGCTGGTGTTCCTGCTGCTCCTTCTAATTACTTCCCTGTATGGCCTACTGAAGGGTCTACTAGTGAAGATAGATCTGATGTTTTTAGTACATGGCAAGAGTTATTTGATCATGCCGTTAGTGTATGTGAGGACAATGGATGGACGTTAGTTCAATAGATTGGTGGCACAGTTATATAGTATGGCGTTATGTACATGGGTGTAACTGTAAAAGGTGCTTGCAATCACGACAATAAGTTCATATAATAATTATAATGAAAGTTTATCAGTTCACCAATTGGATAATGGGTAAGTGGAAGTCTGGACGTGTGGTGATGCACGTTCGCTCCGTTGGACCCAAATGGGTATGGATAAAAGTACCCTGGCGTAAACGTTTTATGAAGTTACATAGAAGTGAATGGGATTGTATTAGTAGACAACCATCATTTAAAGAGTTGCCTTAAAACAGGTTTGTACTTATAATATAGGTATAAATTAATTAAGAGGAAATATTATGGTAAAGAATACTACTAAAAACGTTAGAAAGATTGCAAAGCAATGCATGGAGTCATGTGGTGTACGTTATAACTATAGAACGTGGACTGACAGACAGTACTTTCATGATCATAGTAGAAAAGAGCGTTATGTAACGTTTTGTGTTTATTGTTCTTCTAGTGACGTTGAGCAGAACTTTTTGGACTGCGTCAATAGAAATATGCTGATGAACGGTATCACTGATTGTAAACCTAGAATGGTGAATGGTTACTTAAGGATGAACTCGTTCATTGGGTAAGTTAACCGAATTTAAAAGCAGAGTGAAGGAGAGAATGGATCTCCTTCAGTCGTATATGGAAAGTAACCACCAACTCAGTAATATGAGTGAGGTGGTCGAGTTATTAGATGAGTGTCGTTCTTATTGGCACTTCCTATCGGAAGAAGATAAGGACTACATTCACGGCATTGATTACTTTTTAGAAGAGATGCCAGGACAAAGGTGGACAGTTGACTGAACAAGAGTTAAGAGAGAAGTATAACCTGTACGTAAAGCGTAAGGGTAAGCAGGATAGGTATTCTTCTGGTTCTAATTATATGGTAGATTCTGAGAAGACTAAAGTCTACCGATGCGAATGGTCACTGCAATCACAGTTTCCAGAGATCGATAAGGTACTAGACAGGAAAGAAGCTGAGAAGTATATTAAAAGGATCTTAAAGTCTAAGTACTGGGGTAATAACGCCAACGGTAAACATATTATCGTTGAGTGGTATAAAGATATGGGCGCCAAGCGCGCCGTGAACGGCACTGCCTACGGCAGTCGAATTAAACTCTCCCCGAGTGGGAGTTCAAAATACACGATAATCCATGAACTGGTACATTGCATGGGTTATATGAACCACGGCAGAGGGTTCCGTAACAAACTAGTAGAGATGACATCTAGATTTTTAGGAAGAGATGTCGCTAAGCAATTGAAATTAAACTTTAGGAAAGCAAAGCTTAAGATGAATAAACCAAGACCTATTCTTTCATACGAAGAGTGGAAGAAGAAATGGGAGCATTATAACAAGTGAGGTACCTAACAACGTGCCTGCTCATGCTTATATTCTTTTGGTTTTGGCCTATCAGATTATTTACTGATAAGAACAATTGCTATTTTTGGACCTTAGAACATCTTATTACTAAAGGTGGTAGTGTTAGATGGTATAGGTCGTTAACCTGGTTTGGTTTTCATTGTACTTGGGTTGATCCTGAGGGCAATGAATGGGAATATACTATCCCTCGTATGGGACGGCAGCCGTGGTGGTATATTCCTTTAATTTACACGGGCAAAATTAAACAGAGGAATAAATGTACCACAAAGTCGATCTTGCAACAAAAGACATATCCAGAATAGGAGTGAACGCTTACTATTCACGAGTACAGTATGATCGTGATGAGCGTAATGTCTTCTTTTTTGAATCAGGTAATCAAGCTACTATATCTTTTGATTCTAATTCTGATTCTATTTTAGTAGACGGAGACGTAACTGAACTGGATTTGTTGGAGTTAATGGAAGCATACAAATACTATGAAACCTAAACACATTGACATGTACATGAGCATAGCACATCAAGCGGCTAAATGCTCACATGCTGTGAGGTTAAAGGTAGGTTGTATTGCTGTACGTGACCATCAGATTATATCTATTGGGTATAATGGTACACCCCATGGGTGGGATAACAGCTGTGAAATATCTATGAAGGATGGGACACTGTTAACCAGATCAGAAGTTATACATGCTGAAGCTAATTGTATAGCTAAGTTGTGTACATCAACTATTTCTTCTGAAGGTGCGACAATATTTGTAACACATGCTCCGTGTTTACATTGCGCCAAGTTAATTTATGGAGCAGGAATAAAGAAAGTCGTCTATGACCAGCTATATAAGAGTATAGATGGACTAGATTTTTTAAACAAAGTAGGAATTGAGGTACAGAAATGGAAGCAGGAACTGCATTAGTAGTAGGTTACATAGTAGGTACCGTAGCCTCGTTATTTATTTTTAAAGAACATTTTATACAGCACGGCATTGAAAAGTGTTTAGATGTTCTAATCGAAAAGAGAATGGTCAGATGGAAAGCTGGCCTAGACGGACAAATTGATATAATGCCATTATGGGACAGCAACAATGAAAAAGAAACGACAGAAGAGGACAAACCCGGTTGCTAAGCATATAAATACATTTAACAAACCTAAGACGTTTGTTGATAGAAAGAAAGAACAGAAACGCAAAGTAAGAGGGCCAGTAGATGCCACAGAATTTGAGTCTTAATGACACACTAGAAGAGAGACTAAGATTAGAACTCTGCGATTTGCTTCAAGCCAATAATGAACTGAGAGCCGAAAATAGTAGACTCAAGGCAATTATTAAAGAAGAAAATACTGCAAAGTATAAAGCTTGGACTAGAATAGGTGAGCTGAATAAGCAAATAAACAAAAAGGATTAGATTATGTTAAAGTGGTTGAACGGTGACGTCGAAGATAAAGGACGCATCGGGATCACCTGCGGTGCATTTGATTTATTGCACACAGGCCATGTAGCTATGTTTGCGGAATGTAAACAGAATTGTGATTATTTAATTGTTGCACTTCAAAACGATCCATCAGTAGATCGTGAATCCAAAAACAAACCCATTCAATCTATTTTTGAAAGACAGCTGCAATTGTCAGCATGTCGCTTTGTGGATGATATAGTTGTATATAACACAGAGAAAGAACTAGAAGATATTTTTAAAACACTACCAATTGCTGTACGTATCATAGGTGCAGATTATATTGGTAAAGATTTTACTGCTAAACAATATTGTTTGGATAATGATGTTGATATTGTTTATAACAGTAGAAGTCATTCGTTTAGTACGTCCGAGTTGAGAGACAGGGTTGCCAATTACGGTAAGATCGGCTATAATAAGTCAGTCTAGAGTTTAAGGCGCCCGTAGCTCAACAGGATAGAGCATCGGCCTTCTAAGCCGAGGGTTGTAGGTTCGAGTCCTACCGGGCGCGCCAACTCTAAAGGAGTAATTATGACACAGTATAAAAGTAGAGTCGAAAAACAAAAGTATAAGCTCATGGCTGAAGAATGGGCTAAAGGTGTTAAAGACTTACATGTACATTCATTAGATTCTATGTGGTATGAAACACCAGAGTCTAGGGCATTGAAAAAGAATAAGATGGTAACTGATATCCAGTACAATAGTGGAAAGATTGAAAGAACCATCGGCAAAAAGAAATATATCCTTAAAAAAGGACTTACAGGGGAAGCACTACTATCTCAATTCGAGCGCAGCCACGCTGATCATGAGGGTAGTATATTTAATTAGCCCCTGTGGTGAAATTGGTAGACACAAGAGACTTAAAATCTCTCGAGCATTAGCTCATGCTGGTTCGAGTCCGGCCAGGGGCACCACAATTAGAGTTTAGGGTCGAAAGACTCGGGGAAGGGACAGGGTTCTAAAACATCACCAAGTCCACAATTATTATCACGACATGAGTGAAAACTTGAACCCATCCCTCCTTTTTTAAGTTTTGGGTACGGCCTTTTGGTGACAGAAGGCCTCAATCGGATGCTCGGGACAGGCTACTCCTGTCGCCCTGCCCATTTTTCTAACGCCGGATTAGCTCAGCAGGTAGAGCAGCTCACTTGTAATGAGAAGGTCGGGAGTTCGATTCTCTCATCCGGCACCAGGAGTATATTATGTTAAATGAAAAAGAAAAGTTTTTTAAAGAGTTGAAGAAAGGTATCGTTACTGTTGAGTTCAGAAAGATCGATACCAATGAACTTCGTATCATGCCTTGTACACTTAACAGTGATATTGCTGAGCATGACATCAATGTAAAGAGCTTTGATCTGAATAGCCATCACTTTGTTGTTTGGGCTATTGATAAGAAAGCTTACCGTTCATTTATTGTTGATACCGTTGAACGTTGGTATACCGGTACAGGAGTAGAACATTAATATAATTGACAGAACTAAAGGATCTGACTATGACGTTGTTACAGTAGATAACGTTATACGTAATGCTGATGAGTATGACTTTCATAGCATGTACGGATATGAATATAATCCGTTCAGCTTTAAGAACGATCATACTAACTTTGTTCTGCGTCAATATAAGTTCTACCCACAACAAGAATCTCTAAGAGATCAACTCTGTGCAGAAGTAACAGAAGATATTGGCAAAGCCTTAGGTGATCCAAATTGGTTGCCTGACAATGTAAGACCAAGTATGGGATTGCATGAGCAGTTACATCCAGATGATAATGGTGTTAACTATTACTCGTGTATCCCTCCTCATGCTGACAATGGACATTTCGCCGCAATAACTATCTTTCTAAATAAAGAATGGGACATATTGCATGGCGGAATGAATGTATGTATGTCTAAAGATGAAGAAAGAGTAGTGAAGGTAACTCCGATACAATATAATACAGGTGTGTTAATATTTTGTCCTACCTTTCATTGCACTGTTCCTGTTTATCAATTGAATCACAGAAGAAGAACATTTCAGATCTTTTATACATATGTTGACGATTAATTACACATACTATAATAACCCAGAGTTATTAGATCAGGTTGTAAAGCACTATGAGCCGTTCTATGATGATGAATGGTTTAACTTTACGATTATTGATGACGGGTCTCAAGACCATCCACTAACAGCTGGTTCACTTCCAGATGCTTGGCGCATTCTGCGAATACCAGAAGACCATGGATGGGGAAATGAGATATGTAAAAACTTATTAATAAGAAATTCTGAGACAACTTGGAATGCATTAATAGATTTAGATTATGTGATAGACTTAAAAGATGAAGGTTGTTATAAAGCTTTAACAACTGAATTTAAAAGATACTACAGTAAGCTCTATCACGCACCAATATGTTTTCAATTTGAAAAAGGACGACGACATGCATATAACGACATTAGGAAAGAAGATACACTCGTCCAGAACAGCAAGGGTTTCTTATCTATTAATTCCTAGATTGTTTCTAAGCCATATTTTTTGGGATTTACATACGGGTATGATATGGCATTTGGTTACACATACGGCTATGATTTCACCTTTTTTAATCAGCTTTCACAAGAACTGCTTATTCCTGATTCAAAGCTTCAAAAAATAGCACTGCAAGGATCTCCTAGAGAGATTCAACCAGCTGATATGAGAGCCTTTGATGAGTTCTTTAAGCTTCAGAAATATTATATTGATCAGGGTTGGTATGAAGAGTATAAAGATCCGTTTGGTAACACAAAGACAAGATGGTTAGATATGGATAAGCGAGAAGAGCATTGTGTACCATTTCCAGATATTATTGAAGTTCAGCCTAGAAAAAAGTAGTTGCCTATATTCATGGTTTCACATATAATGTATAGTCTAAGGATGACCTAAGGAGAACCTTATGAAAAAGTTTATTGTATTTGTACTTGTTATTGTTTTTGGTTTAATTGTAGCTCAACCGGCTGCAGCAGATGATCAGACCGATGGTATTATTATCGGCGTTCTCGCTACTAAGATCTTTCAAGAGATTAGAAACGATATGAAGCGGGACAAGCAAGTAATCTATGTACCTGATACTGAAGAGTATCCCCCTTTTCATTGTACAGGTGATAGTGTTAAGTGTGCATACGAGCGCGGAGCATACGAACGAGAGAAAGAAGCTTATGAGAAAGCTAAGCAGCGAGCTTATGAGTGTGGAAGATGGGGACGTAACTGCGAGGGAAATTAATTATGGGATTGATGAGTCCGGCTTATACTACGACTAACTATCGTAAACCTAAAGTGAAGATAACGAAAGCTAAGCGTAAGGAGTTAGAATTACGCTGGCGTGAGCATAATAAGAAGATGAAGCAGAATCATATGCATCATATGCGCTATGAAACTTTAGAGGAGTATATTGCGTACTGTTATGGTCTTAATAAGAAGCCGAATCCTCGAGACTATAAGAACTTTAAGCCTCGTACTACTCAGCGTAACTATGCTGCAGAACGAGATAAAGAGCATAGAAAGAAGTATCCTTCCATGATGGAAGAAGCTATTAAGAATGGAACGTTTAATACCTCTAGCGACGGTAAAGGTACCGCTAAAGAGACTCAGAAGTATACTGGGGACTTAATTGTCGGTATCGCTACTATGCATAAGTCTAATGCTGTACCTGTAATGAGAGGTACTAAGCAAGCAGAAGATATTGCAAAGATGAGGCGCTAATGGATATTGTAGCAGGCTGGCTATTCTTATTATTGTTAGTAATAGTAAATACATCCTTGCATGTATTAATTTGGAAAGCTTTAGATGGAGAATTGCCAGAATGAAAAAATTAGTATTAAGTTTATTGTTAACCGGATGTGCTGGAAGTGTAGGCACATTACCACCTACTTACATAGGTGACCCAGAAAACTTTTATTGTCCTGTAGGATCCTTTGCATATTGTGAAGGAAGAGTCAAACTAGAAATGGAATGTGTGTGTATTGATAGAAGTGAACAGAGACGCACATTAGAAAGATTAGCGAGTTTATGAATCAAGAGTTTAAAGATAAAGGGTATATAGTAGCTGAGAATATCATACCTCATTTTATTATAGAAGATCTTAAAGACTTTTGGTTAGATTGTAATATTGAATACGACACTGGAGCTGAAGATATTAACTTTGTGCACAAAAGCAGTCAGCAGGATGTTAATGAGTTTCAATTAGTACAATACTTATCAGACTTTATCGTACCGAGAATAGAAGCACAAGTTGGATTACCTTTAATACCAACTTACAATCAAGGCAGAATGTATCATAAAGGTGCAACTATGTCCGGTCATGTAGATAGATTACCATGTGATGTCTCTATTACATTCACAGTAGCAAATGAAGGTGAAAACTGGCCTATACGTCTTATCGATAAGACAGGCGAACCAAAATCTATTTCTACTAAGATAGGAGATTGTTTAATTTATTCTGGGTGTGAAGTTCAGCATTGGAGAGATGAAAATCCAAATGACCTTCAAGTCCAACACTTCTTTCATTTCTATAGCCCTCATTCAAGAGCTGGATCATTTATTGAGCAGATGGATGACAGTTACAAAGGATGGAATGGCTTCCTAGCAAACGAAATTTGGCCAGGAAATTTAGAATTAATGCAAAAGCATAATATAACACCACTACCAAGGAGACAAGATGTATAATTATGAAAAGTATAGTGAGATACCAACTGAAGAAAGAAAGGTATTAAAAGAGCGATTAGGTAAATATAGAGAGTTTTCTATCGACTACTGCAATAACGAACTCAAGCTGCATGCTCAAGAGCTATCAGAGCTAGCTAAGTTCAAAGATCTTGTCATTGAGTATAAGTTCCCTAATAAAAAGACGAAGGTTTTGTACCCAGAATCAATCAAACAAGCATATGTTGAGCTTGATAGAGTGACAAACTACGGAGAAGGTTCAGATGTCACTGCTATTTTCAAGCAAGCTGATAAATTCGTGCGTGGATACATGAATAGACAGTGGATTTACCCAAAAACCATGTACGATACCGACTAAACTACTGATTTCCTTAGTAAAAAAGCCCTAGATTTATCAATAAGTTACATTTTTTTGTATTTTATTGATTTTTCTGGGGTTTTTTTGTTGCCTTATTCCGGTATTTTCACTATAATATATGTATAAATTAAGAAAAGGAAATAAGATATGTTTAATTATGTAACCAATTATGAATACACTGGACACAATGCTGCAGTTCTTGCAGGTGTTGATGCTGATTCTGGTGTTGTAACTTTCAAACAAGCAATCAGAGACATGAAGGTACCTGCTAAAAAGATGAAAGGTATCAAAGCAATTGCTACTTTGATTAGATTTTCTAAGACTGAGAAAGAAGTTGATGCTGAGACTGGTAAAGAACGTCCTAAGCCAATCTACTTCTCAGTTTTTGATGCTGGTGAAGTTCTTAAAAGAAAGCAATCCTAAAGGGGTTGCCTTTCTCGTGGGAAGTTCCTATAATAGTAATATGGTGATCAAGAAATACCTACTAAAGTTCTTGGAGGTTAGTGACCGAACACTCAAGAGCGGAATGAAAAAGCCGCTCAAACTTAACTCATTTGTTTAACTAAGGAAAATATATTATGGCACATGAAATTGAAATGGTAAATGGCGAAGCTCAAATGGCATATGCAGGTGATGTACCTTGGCACGGTTTAGGTGTTAAAGTACCAGCTGACTTGTCTCCTGAGCAGATGCTACAGAAGGCTGGTCTTGATTGGTCAGTCGATAAGCAAAAACTTGTTACAGCTCAGGGACACGCAGTTCCTGAAAAGATGGCACTTGTGCGCTCATCTGATAACAAGGTCCTCGACATTGTTGGTAAAGACTGGAATCCAGTTCAGAACCAAGAAGCGTTCGAATTCTTCAACGACTTCGTCACCTCTGGTGATATGGAGATGCATACAGCTGGTTCGCTGAAAGGCGGTCAGATTGTATGGGGACTTGCTAAAGTCAAGGAGTCATTCAAGGTGTTTGGCAATGACGAGGTGGAATCATATCTCCTTTTCTCTAATCCGCACCGTTTTGGTCAATCTATTGATGTACGTTTTACTCCTATCAGAGTAGTATGTAACAACACCTTGACCCTCAGCTTGAATTCTCAAGCTCAAAATGCAGTCAAGCTCAATCACAAGAAGGTATTCGATGCCGACGCTGTGAAAGATATGCTTGGAATTGCATCCTCAAAGCTCGCTCAATACAAAGAGATGGCTGAGTTCCTCGGATCTAAGAGGTTCAATGGTCAAACTTTGAATGAGTATCTCGACGGACTCTTCCCTACTTACTCTAAGAAAGAGGCAGAAGATGGTCAAGAGATTGTCCTTTCGCGACCTGCAGAGCGAATCATCGAACTGGTCGACGAACAACCAGGTGCTAACTTTGCAGCTGGATCATGGTGGAGCGCTTTCAACGCGGTTACCTACTTCACCGACCACGAGCGAGGGCGCGACGCCGATGCTCGTCTACAATCAGCTTGGTACGGTCAGTCTAAGACCCTCAAGTTGAAAGCACTGGAGACTGCGGTCGAATACGCCGAGGCAGCCTAAATGAACCTGCAATGGGTTCACACCAGTGATCTCGAGAGTGCCGGGCAATCCGGCACTCACTTTTTTATGTCCCAAGTTTTAGACTTGCCCACATTTACTTGGAACGCTATAATTAATAACCATGAGAGATGCTATACAGACAACTCTGAATGGATGGGGCAAAAGATAAACGGTATTGGATATATGATGGGCGGTTGGCTTGATAATCATATAATGAACGGCGACTTAAGAGAGGTTGCTGGACCAATAAGAGAAGAACTAAGAACATTTAAAGAGGCTCGAGAATATACTACGCATTTATATTGCAGTCTTGGGCCACAAGCAAAGACCTTCGGTAAGCATAGAGACAAAGCAGATGTATTCTTTGTACCAATTATCGGAAAGGTAACTATGAAGGTATGGGATTCTAAGGTACATAAATATAATATGACGCCTGGTGACGTACTTTACATACCAGCTGGCATGGATCATTCATCAGAACCAGTAGAACCCAGAGCCAGCTTTTCATTCGGACTTGACTTTTGAAAATAAGAGAAACAGATAACCTAATCCTAATCGACGACGTCTTTACAGATAAAGAAAAAGAGACAATGGATGATTGGTTCGCACAATACACAATGTGGGGATTAGGATATGATATGCAAGAATATGGAGCTTCATCAGCTACACTTTGCAGATCATTAAAATATAATCAATGGGTTGGATATCATCATATACTAGATGATATTCAAAATATAATGCGTGAAAGAATAGAGGCAGAGACAGATATTAAAGTGCCTCTATTTCAAAGATGCTTAATTAACAATTTTAAATTTGGCGACTCGCCAATGTTTCACAAAGATGCACCTGGTACACCTGAATCAAAAACCTTTATGGTTTATCCTAACATGCATTGGGAAAGGAACTGGGCTGGCTATACTGTCTTTGCTGATGATAATGGAGAAGTAATTGATGTTGCTTATCCTCAACCTGGTAGAGTTGTTATATTCAGCGGTGATTTAGATCATTGCGGTGTAGCACCTACTAAAGTTCATAAAGGCTATGGCAGATTTAGTATTGCATATCAAGACCCTTCTGATAATGGAGGTGTCGATAGGCAGGGATGTAGTGAAGAAGATATTGAAAAGACATCTCTTGTTGAACATTATGGAGATGATTTCTTTAGGTTATTATAATGGATGAAGATAACTACAACTTCAAAATAGATAAACCAAATATCTTTTTACGTCTTTGGAAGAAACTAAAGATGTGGTATAGAATGAGACAATTGACAAAGGATGACCCTTTTATCTATGAAAACAAAGACCAAGAATAAATTATTTTTTAATGGATGCAGCTACACATATGGGATTGGAGTTGCAGATACATCTAACGAAGAAGGTAGAGAAGAACTTAAGCTTAACAGATACTCTAAACTAGTATCTGATTACTTTGGTTTAGAAGAGCATAATGTAGCTCAACCCGGTTCAAGTAATTTTAGAATTGCTAGACACACCTACTCTAAATGTATACCAGAAGAAACAAAGCTGGCAGTTATCATGTGGTCGGATGCTCCTCGTATGGAGATATTTAGACCTCAAGAAAATGAATATGACTTCCAAGAACTAGCTCAGGTTACACCTCAAGGGGCTAATGGAACTGGTTCTTATGATCATAGAGAAGCTCTACTACACTATTATACCTTTCTTCATACAGAAGAAGCAGCAATTACTCATACAATGAATCATATGTCTGCTGTTGAGATGTATTTTAGGTACTATGATATCCCAGTTGTACACTTACACTATAAGCCTAACTTTGAGCGCACATTACGTCACAGCAAAATACGTTGCAATCAATATAAAGATGATAGTACAGCGCACGCTAATCTTTTAACTGAACTAGAATCACAAGAAAGATTTTTAAAAAGTAATCCTCTCTTCCCCGGCTTTGATGGTGACATTACTTCTTTCAATAGCGTGATAGATGGGATACCTTCTTCTACATATTCACTAGGGCATCCATCTAAAGAAGGGCACAGAGTATATTCTGAGTGGTTAATTAATCATATTGAGACAAATAATGTTATTAGTTAATGGTTGCAGTTACACCTACGGTGATGAATTAAAAAGACCTGACAAGCAGAGATGGTCAAACTATTTGCAATATGATGCACATAACATTGCTAGATGTGGTGCAAGCAATCCAAAAATATTTAGAACAACAATGGATGCTTTAATGTATGATGACGGTAAGTATGATGGTGTCATTATTATGTGGAGTGCTTTTGAAAGAATGGAATTTATTAATATGAGTGCTCACAATTTGGATTGGTCAGGCAACCCAGATCATAATCCTTGGGTTGATGCTTCTCCTGCTAGATTAGATAGTAGAAAATATCCTCCTGTCACTAAAAAGGTTGAAGCGTTGCAGCACTATTATAATGAGCTGTATACTAACGAAGGTGGCATTTGGATGCTTGCTTGTTATATGACATGGATATATGAACTTTGTAAAATGAAAGGTATTGATTGCATGCAAGGATGGTTTCATCAAGCTATGCTATCTCGATACAGAAGACAATTTAGTGCAAATAATGATAAGTTTCTAGGAGGGAGATTGCCGTTTATTGAAAGACCGGTTGCATCAAAGATGAACTCTTTACCAGATTGGTGTTTGATTGGCTGTCCTGGAACTGATTATAGATCGTTTAATGCCTTTACAGAAGAGGGTGGGTACAGAAAGATGCCTGAACAACACCCTGGACCAGAAGCACATAAAGCTTATGCTGACTATTTAAATAGTATTATTGATGAGCATAGGTTATTTGAGGAGAAGAAATGATATTAGGATGGAGTGAAGGGTTTCATGATGCAGCAGCTGCTGTAATTGACCCTGATGGTAATATAGTATTCGCTTCCCATTCAGAGAGATTCTCAGGCAAAAAACATGAGAAGAACATCTCACCTGAATTGAAAGACTATATTGATACGAATTTTAACATACAATCAAATGCGTTTTATGAAAGACCGTTTGTAAAGAAGACCAGACAGTTTTTTGCTGGTCAGTTTCATCACGTTTTTAAGAAGAGACAAATGGCATGGAAGCCTGATGATGTTTATCCTCATCACTTGTCTCATGCTGCAGCAGCATTCCAAACATCTAATTATGATACAGCTGTAGCAGTTGTAGTAGATGCTATTGGTGAATGGGATTGTACTACTATTTGGTCATGTGATTATCTGCCTAATGGTAGAGCTCGTTATATAAAAGAATGGTCAATGAAGTATCCTAATAGTATTGGACTATGGTATACAGCATTAACTCATTTTGTTGGTTTAAGACCATTAGATGAAGAATATATTTTCATGGGCATGGCCGCCTTCGGCAAAGCTAAGGACGCCAAACTTAGACAGTTATTATCTGATCTATTAGAGCTGGATTATAATCTTCATAAAGGCGTTCCAGAACAATTTCATAAATCTTTAAGTGCATATAGCAATGAAGATATTGCAGCTACGGCTCAAGAAATAATTGAAGTTAAGCTGCTTAAAGTGTTTAACAAAGCAAAAAAATATGGATCAAACTTTGTTTACGGTGGAGGTGTTGCTCTTAACTGTGTAGCTAATTCAAAGTTAGCAGAGTTTGTTAATAACAAATTATGGATTATGCCTAATCCAGGTGATGCAGGAGGTGCTCTTGGAGCTGCCTGTCTTAAATATGGTAAAAAGGTAAAATGGAATGGTCCATATCTCGGATATAAGATTAAAGCCTCTAAAGCTAAGAAGAAGCTTGTAAACGAGATAGTTGATCATTTAGAACAAGAAAGAATATGCGGTGTTGCTCACGGGCCAGCAGAATACGGTCCTAGAGCTCTTGGTAATAGATCTCTTTTAGCTGATCCTAGAGGAGAAGATGTAAAAGATCTAGTCAATACAGTAAAGCGAAGACAGAAGTTTAGGCCATTTGCTCCTTGCGTTTTAGAAGAGCACGCGCACAAATATTTTGACGGCTTTATTGATTACAACTCTCCTTATATGCAGAGAGTGGATAAGTGTTTGGTAACAGATTTACCAGCAATTGTTCACCAAGATGGTACAAGTAGAGTTCAAACAGTAAGCAAGAAAGACAAAACGATTTTAAGAGCAGTTTTAGAAGAGTGGTATAACAGAACAGGTTGTCCAGTTCTATTGAATACATCTCTTAACATCAGAGGAGAACCTATGGTTAATGATAGAGACTCAGCTGATAGATTTGAAAATCTGTATAAAATTAAAGTTTTTTACTAAAACAGTTGAACTCTTGGTCAAAAGCCATTATAATCTTATCTGTGAGAAGGGAGACGAATGAAAGAAATATCTGATAATATAATAACTGTAAAACAATTTACTGAAATAATAGAACGTATGGTTATAGAGTGTAAGTGTGATTATCTTGATGCGCTCACTCTATATTCAGAAAAAAATAATGTTGAGTTAGAAACAGTAGCGTCACTTGTTAAGAACTCTCATATACTAAAAGCTAAACTAGCAGCAGAATCAGAAGAAAAGCTGCTACTAAAATCATCAGGCGCTAAACTACCTATATGACACAACCAACATATCTTGTGAAAAGTTCATCGTTTAAGGTCTTTCGAAAGTTTTTTACTAGAGAAGAAGTAGATGAAATATTCGACTTCTTTGATAAGAGTGCTGAGGGCTGGACTAGTGCTGGTGCTGTTAATAGTGGTGATATAGAAGTAAGTTATAATTCTTCTCGTAAGTCATTATATAAAGGTATAGATCCTAGCTCAATACCCGTCGATTGGAAAAATAGAGTAGAGCTAGCAGCTCGAAAAGTAATACCTGGTACATATGATTTTTCAGAGTCATGGGCAGTACAGCGCTATAAGCATGAAGATAGAGGACACTTCTATTGGCATCATGATGTATTAGATCATTTCTTATTCCATACAACTGATGTTGGTAAAACACCAGAAGAAATTTATATAAAGAATACTAGACCGCGAAGAAAAATATCAATATCTGTTGCCTTAAATGACAGAAGTGATTATAATGGAGGTCAGTTTATAATTGATGTTGGTGATGGTGAACAGACACCACTTGATTTAAATAAAGGTGATATGGTTGCATTTGATAGCTACACTCATCATGGTGTAGAAGATGTAACCGAAGGTGAACGTAGAGCCTTAATTATATGGCTCATTGATTATGAGGAAAATAAAGAGTGGGAACAGATGAAGCAAGAGCTCTCAGAGGATTCTACAGGAACGTAATTATGGAACCTTTTGAGGTATACATGAAGTACGTTGCTCTAAAAAATCATTTCACGCAGCAGAAATATGATTATCACAAATACAATGGCCGAGTTAAAGTTAAGCGTGAGACTTTTGAAACTCGAAAAGACAAATACTTCTTTCACAAGCTTTCAAAGCATAAAGACGTAGAGAATTTTTTGCTATCTAACTTTGTAGATGGCACACAGGATTTCTGGGTAGGTAGTATTAGAGAAAATGCACCTGAAGAAATATACCGTAATTGGAAAAAGAGGCAAGAGTCTCTAACATATACCTTTACTCAGGATTTAGCAAAACTAAATGAGGATTTTGATTCTAATTTCACAGTTGAGAAATATGGTCATCCTTTTTTGCTAAGGTTATACTTGCGACAGGACATCTGTATTGAGACTATGATCATTCTTGATATGTTAGTCAACTATACAAATGTTTGGAAAAAAAGTTTGGAAAAAGACTTGATTTTTGAGCAAGTTTATACTAAAATATATAAATATCGTCCTTTTCTTAGCATTGATTTGCCTAAGTTCAAAAAGATTACGATAAATATATTTACATTATGAAATAAGTGAATAAGTCGTTTAAAATATACCGCAATACGTAAGGAGAAAAATATGACTACTGACTTTGCTGCTCTTAAGAGCAATTCCCGTTCGTCTTTAGACAAACTGTCTGAAGAACTCTCGAAAATAACCAACCCTACTCAGACCAATCGTGGTCCTGATGAGCGCATCTGGAAGCCGACTGTAGATAAGGCTGGTAATGGCTATGCTGTTATTAGATTCTTACCTGCACCTCAAGGTGAAGATGTTCCATTTGTAAGAGTATGGGATCATGGATTCCAAGGACCTACTGGTCAATGGTATATCGAAAAGTCTTTGACTACTATCGGTAAGCCTGATCCTGTTTCTGAGTATAATACTATGCTCTGGAACTCAGGGGTTGAATCTAATAAAGACCTTGTACGTAAGTATAAGCGTAGACTTTCATACTACTCTAATATTTTAGTTGTTCAAGACTCTGCTAACCCAGAAAACAACGGTAAAGTATTCTTGTATAAGTATGGTAAAAAGATCTTTGATAAGCTGAATGATTTAATGAATCCAGCATTCGAAGATGAGACGCCAGTAAATCCATTTGATTTATGGGGTGGTGCTAACTTCAAATTGAAGATTAGAAACGTTGAAGGCTATCGTAACTATGATAAGTCTGAATTCGATGCTCCATCTGTCGTTAATGAGGATGATGCTGCGTTAGAGCAAATCTGGAAAGCTGAATATCCATTAGCTGAGTTTAACGATGCAACTAACTTCAAGTCTTATGATGAGTTGAAAGTCAAACTGTATCGAGTACTTGCCTTAGGTGAGCAGAATGATGCACCAGTAGCTGATGCTCCTTCTTTTAATGAAGCAACAACTGCGACTACTCAAACAGTAAGCGTAGAAGCTGCTCCAGTTCAAGAAGAGGCTAGCTTTACACAGTCTACAGCAGCCGATGAAGATGACGATGCAATGTCATTCTTTCAGAAGTTAGCTAACGATTAAAAAATAACTGAGGTTATTTTGAGGGGCCGAAAGGCCCCTTTTTTTATGAAAAGACTCTCATCCCTGCACCAGAACCTGTTGGTACCATAGCAGGTGTTGCACCTGCTGCATTTCTTGTATTAACAGTATTAACTGTATTGTTGACAATTGATGCATCAGTAATAACGTTATTTACTTTAGCACCTTCATTACCAGATTCAGAAAGAGCTTCAGCCATTGATTGACCTTCACCAGTAGGCTCAACTGGAGCACTAGCTGCTAAAGATCTAAGTGCCGCTGCTCCTAAGAGCATCTTATTAGCATCTATATTTTCAAACTGTTTTAGATTGGTTATTAATTGTTCAAAGTTATTAAATGTGCCTATCTCTCCAGCGTCATTTAACTTCTTAGCTGCAGCAACTGTTGCTTCTACACCTTCAGCCATACCTTGAATTGCACCGTCTGCCATAAGCTCACTAGCGTAGCGCACTAGTTCAGCTACAGGTGTAAGTATCTCTGGATCAATCTCATCGACCGCGTCTCCAAAGGCTGACAAAGGCTCAACCATAAGATTTAAACCTGCCCCGATATCAGGTGCATTAGTTGCAAAAGAAGCAGCGTCAACCTCAGCAAACTTTTGAACTGCATCAGCTAGAGGTAATAGATTATCATCTATCATCTGTATGTTAAATCCTGCTAGCATCTTTTTAAGACCATCAAAGAAACCTTCTCCACCGAACCCAGCAAGTAGATCTCTAAATCCTGCTCCAACGAAAGGTGCTCTCTTAGCAAACTCTTCAGCTGGCGCTTCAGCGAATAGATCAACACCCTTTCTTAGCATTGGCAGATTATCATCTATCATTTGAGCGCCCATGACGCCTAATAGATCATCTGTACCATCAAATAGTGCTTGGAAACCATCGCCCATTAATATTGAGCGCTTCTTAAACTCTTCTGCAGGTGCCTCAGCAAATAGGTCGACACCTTCTCTTAATATTGGTAAGTTATCATCAACCATTTGAGCGCCAAGCACACCCATTATATCACCAAACCCACCGAGCATGGCTTTCATGCCTATTCCGATTAATGGAGCATTAGCATAGAACTTCTGACCATCAACTTGAGAGATTGCATCTACACCTTTTGCTAATGGCTCTAAGTTATCATCTATTGCTTGTAGACCAGCTCCCTTACCAAAAAATGCTCCGAACAGACCTAAGTCTAAACTGTCCATAAACACTTTAAGACCGAGACCAGCTAGCTGCATTCTTTGCATAAAGTCATTCGGTACATTAGAAGCTGCAGGTCCTAGTCTCTCTATACCTTCAGCTAATGGTAAAAGATTGTCATCAATTATTTGTGTTACTAATGCTGAACCAAAACCAGCTCCTCCAACATTACCTATAAATGCACCTAATGCAGCACCCATAGCAGGCAACTTAGTAGTGAAGTCTTCAGGCATATCTGCAGCACTTAATCTCTCTAACCCTTCCGCTAGAGGAATTAAGTTATCATCTACCATAGCACCAATTGAACCACCAACTAAAGAGCCACCTGTTGCTATTTGACTTAAGAATGTATTAAGTCCAGCTCCTGCTGCTTCTAAATTAGCTGGATCAAACTCGGCGGTGTTTAAACTCTCAATACCTGCAGCCAGTGCTTCCATATCTGTAGATGCTACTATCATTAAACTAACAGCACCACCCATTCCAAGACCGCCAGTTAGAGCTTGTAAAGCAGCTCCAAGTTCAACAAACTTGACTAAGTCAATATCAACTCGATTAAGATCATCGATTCCTTCTGCGACTTCAGATAAGCCATCACCGAACACTTCAACTGCCTTAGCACCCATAAGCATACCAGCACCAATACCAGCTGCTGCAATACCTATACCTGTTAATAAGGCAGCAATACCGCCTCCAGCTACTGCACCAAGCCCTGCTAATGCATTAGTAAGACCGCCAACTGATTTGGCTTGCTTATCTGTTTCTTTACCACCATCACCAGCTTCATCACTCATACCAGCTTCAGCACCAGCTGCACCAGCAGTGTTTTGTGGCATAATGATAGGAACAGGCTTAGGACCGCCTTCTAATTCTTCTTGTGCTAACATCCCGACCGGGACTAGTGATTCTGATATCCTACCTAAAGATTCAGACATGTCGACAAGCAGATCAATTATTACTAAATTGTCTGCTGTGATTGTATCATTGAGGGTGGAGGTTTCTCTACCTAAGGTATTAATATCTCTCTGCTGACGACCAATAATACCAAAAATCTTCTGATTGCCTGCATTTATAGCTTCAATCAGTCCACCGCCGTCGCCTTTTGGTAATGGTTTATCAGCCATTTATTATTTTCCTTTAGTAAATGCTTGAGCACCAAAAAATGCAGCAACAATACCTGCTACTGCTACAAAATAAGTTGGTGCCATATCGCCTAATGTTGCTTGTGCTTGTTCTAGACCCGCTAAAGATGCCATTACAACTGCAAATGGGTATAATAACATCCCGAATAGTGAGTACCAGGCCATCTTTCTTTGTGAGTCACGCATTGCATCTTGGTCTTCAAGCTCTTTACGCTTAAACTCCATATACATAGCATGCTCTTCTTTACTAACCTTTCCATCACCATTTGTATCTGCTGGGTGATGTGATCCAGGTTTTGTTTCTTCTTCGGCCACTATGATCTCCTTTGATTATTAGCTTTCTCCTGTTCCTTTAAATAATCTAACAATAACTCAACATAAAGATCACGCTCAAACGGGAACATGTTTTCTATTTCTGTTACAGAGTATTTATGGTGCTGCACCATTCCGAAGATCAATTCATAATAACTGCCTAAGTCGCTATGACTTAGACAAACGTAAAAAAATCAAAGAGACCTCTTAACACTCTGGACCGCTCTTGTCCTTCGTCGTTAATATATTTTATTTCATGCTCAAGAGCGGGAATTTTTGAAATAAATTGTTGCAAGTCTTTAAAATTCTTGCTTGTTAAAGAGTCTAAAAACTCTTTCTTCTCTTCTGCTGTATAATCCTTCATTAAAAACATTTCATCTTCTGAATAAATTGACTCAATGCATTCAGACATCATAGTAAATAAGAACTCAGCAGCATTATCTTCATTTAGTAACTTAACAACACCTTCAACATTGCCATATTTTGGGTAGTTAAGTGACATTGTGTATTCCTCATTTAGAGGAATGGTTAATTTTTCTTTTGAAGGTTTAGGAAGTTCTACTTCTTCAAGATCTACATCTACATCGTAGAATTCTTCTTCTCCTTCTTTTAACTTTAACTTAATGACGTTATTAACACTTGCAGAACGCAATTTTAAGAAGAAATAGTCTACCTCAAATGTAAACATATCTTCTATTCGAACGTCATTAGTAATACAATTCTCTGCTACCTGTTTAACAGCAGTAGCAATCTGTTTTGGATCTTTTGATTGCTGAGCAAACAAAAGAATTTTCTCTTCTTTTACGGTGAAGGGTCTATATTGAACTTTTAGCTTTGAGTAAGGTAAATCAAGATAGAAAACCGGCACATCAATTTTAGGCAAAGGCATAATTTACTCCATTATTTTAATTAAAACGCATCAAGGATTGATTTTCCGTTATTCAGTATATTTAGCGCATCTCCAATACTGCTTGGCTTCTTAAAGTCTTTAACAATCTGTACAGCTGAATTAAGCTTGGATAGTGTCTGTAAAAGATTGAATCCATCTTCACCACCACCGCCACCACTTGGTGCGCCATATGTTTCTGCATTCCAATGAGTGAATACAAACGTTACTTGAAGTTCAGCTATTTCATCATTCTGTCTCCAACCTAAAGTAACATCAGAAACAGTTTGAGGATATGCATCAATCATCTTATACTTAATAATTTTAGATGAATCAGGTGCAAACATTGTTATTTCGATATCTTTTGTATAATCATCAAAGAAGCCAATTTGACCATGTGCACCCATCATACCACCTAGAGATGATTGTCCATATTGAGCATGATTTTCAACATTTACAGTTGGCGATACTTGTGCTACCCAGTCTTTGATTACTTTCAGAACTTCACCTTTATTATCTAATAAAAAAGACGCTGTAAAGTTTTGAAATATAGGAACACCTGCTCTTCTTTCTGCTACACCATAACCCTGTCTTCTAATTTCCATAACATCAAAAGATATTCCTGGGAGTTGAGCTGCATGAGCTAAAAGAGATATTGTTTTACCGCCTACCGGCATTGATACTTCAAACAAATTAGCTCTAGCTAGTCCTCTAGCTGAGGACATTTGTCCTTTCATTTCATTAATATCAAATGCCATCTCTTTGTCCTGCTCTTGGTCCTTGGTATATTTTTCTTGAGTCTTGCCAGACTGTATTTCTTCTACGTTTCATAAATCTGTCTAAAGGTAGCATTAAAACCATATCCCATTCAGATGGGTGTATTTTAATAAACCTACCTATTACACGATTATTTATATAACGCTTCACACACGGCTTATAATATGGTCGACCTGCTAACCTCTTAATCTTATCATAAGTTAATAATAATCTAGTCTGCTCATTAAACTCAGTATTGTTTAAATAGCGATACATTCTATTTAAAAGCAAAGCTCTAAACTCAGGAGGCAGATAATGGAAGTTTAGTCCAATAAATCCATCCTCATAAGTATCAACTAACATTATAAGAGGGTATCTATCATAATATTTAAGAGTTTCTCTACCTTTTGGTTCGTATCTAAAAAGATACATTTCACCTGGTCTCCATAACTTAGCAACTTGATTACGCTTAGCACCAGGGCGTCTAACTAGACGTTCTGGTCTAATATCTTTTAATTTACCTGCTTGCTCTCTAAACCACTCTCGTGATTGCTCAGTTTTACCAGGTTTGAAGCCTTCTTCAATACCCTCTTTTAATATACGTTGAAATAGAAATCGTTTTACTGTCATCCCGCACTCGATATAATTGCAATAAGACCGCCAATAATTACTCCGCTAGCTGCAAGAGCACAAAAAATTAATATACTATCTAAAATAAACTTTCTTTTTTCTGCTCTTCTCTTAGCTTCCATTATTCTTGCTTGTCTTATATTTCTTCTCTCTCTTAACATATCCTCATAGAAGGCACTTTGCCCTGTATATAGAAGATACTCTCTCAACTCTTTTTCCATTTGAGCTGCTTTATGTTTAGCTGCTGTTATCTCTAATGCTTGTGCTTCAACACTACCACCAGAAAAAAGTTTACTGGCCATCGAAGCATTTTTTGAACTTAATCCTGCTTCTGCTATCTGATCTTTCGCGTCAAAAAACTTGCCGAAGTATTCAATCATATCTTCAGCGTCACGACCAGCCTCCATCGCTCTCTTTAAGCCATTGAAGGCAGCCGAAGCCATGCTTATGGCTGCTGCTACTTCTATCATTGTAGGTTCTCCTATTTAATATCAAGCTCATGTTCCGTCATAATCTTGAAATCCCAACCTCGGTCTCTACAATATTCTTGAGCAGCCTTCCACTTGGCCTGGTTAACACCCCATGTTGTCACTTCGTTAAGATATCTTCTACTCTTTTGTTTCTTAACTTTAGGAGGTACTGTCTGTGATTTCGGTTTCACTTCAATCAGTGATTCTTTTATTTTACCATTCACCTTTCTTTTAACATAAAAGTCAACATAATACCTATGCAGCCTTCTGTCTAGAGGGCTTCTATAAGGGACGATCACTTCTTCACTCGCCCACCCCATTACATCTGGATGCTTATCCAGATACGTCATTAACTTAAGCTCCCATAAACTTCTATAAATAATGTTAGAGGGGTTACCTAAATACTTAGACGGATTTCTAGGCTTAAAAGATCCCTTATAGCTCATACTTAATATTTATAGGTAATTAAATGGCAGACTTATTTGGAAAAATAGCAAACGTAACAACAGGTATTCAAGCAGCAGCTGATATACTAGGTTTGGGCGGTGACTCAAAAAAGACAAAAAGAGCAATTCAGCAAACACCTGATACTGTTATTACATCTTCACGCGCTGATAAAACATTCGGTGATGTAAATTATCCATCCGATTTAGGTAATATATTTTTCGGACTAGGATTTAAAGAATATACATACGCACCTTCTACAGGTCAAGCTGATCCTCAATCAGGAACAGTATGGAAGTGTAATTTACCTTTACCAAAAGAACTTAATCAGGAATATAATGTAGATTGGGCAGCTGATCAGATCGGACCATATACTAAACCGCTTTTAGATGTAGCTGTAGATCAGATTCGTGGAAAAGATGAAGGAATAATTTCTCAGATGCTAGATGATCCTGAGCTAGCTGCAACAGTAGGTGTAGAAGCAGGTAAAGCAGCTGGTAAAGCTGTAGCTAGTAAGATTGCAGGTGCTAGTGGAATTAAAAGTGCTATTTCTTTAGGCGCTGGTTTTGCAGAGAATCCAAATGATAGAGCTCTCTTAAAAGGTATTCCATTACGTCAACATAGATTTAGTTGGAGACTCGCTCCTAGAAATCAAGGCGAGTATAATGATTTAGTTGCTATATGTTCTAAGATAAGATCATATATGCTTCCAGAAAGAACAACATCACAAACACTTTTAAAATTTCCATATGTTGCGGATGTCAAAATATATACTGATACTGCCAACCTAACTTATTTTAAAACTGCTGCAGTACAAAGCTTTCAATATAACTTAGCACCAGAAGCTGCACCAGTAATGCTTAATGGAGCAGAGTTTAAACCTGCAGTTGTTGAATTACAATTACAAATGATAGAACTTGAAGCTCTTAGCAGAAAAGATTTTACGTAGAGGTGTAAATGTTTTTTAGAGATTTTCCTAACATAACATACAATAATATAGATGTCAAAAATATTCTTGCTAATGTTAAGCTTAATAGTTTAGTTCAAGTAACAGCAGAAGCTTTTTATCCATATACATTAAAAGATGGTGATAAGCCTTGGATGATTGCAAATGATTATTATGGACGGCCTGATTTACATTGGTTAGTCTATATGTCAAACAATATTGTTGATCCTTATTACGAATGGTTTATGGACACAACAGAGTTTGAAGCATTTCTAAAAGCAAAATATGGTTCAGTAGCTCAAGCAAAAGAAACAAATGTTGGCTATGAAGAAAAGTTTATTGTCGGCGAAACTGCTTTAGAAGAAGTGCACGATGAATATAATAATGTTGTTTATAGAACAGGTGACACTTTTAAAACTACTTTTACAAGAAGAGTTTTTTCAGTTGATAGTTATAATTATTTATTAAGTGCAGATGGTGCGGAAGAAAGAGAGAAAGCTTTTAATGCTTACTCAAACTCTCTCTCAACATTATTAGTACCATTAAACGCTTACACTCAAGAAGATTTTTTAAATGAGGAAAGACGCAGCATTAAGTTGCTCAATAAAATTTATTTAAGAGAAGCAGAGGAATCGCTTTCAGCTGCTCTCTCATTATAGGTGAGATATGTCTACAGAAGTCGTCAGTCCGGGTAATTTTAACCTTGATAAAATCACATTAGTTGAAGAAGACACAAAACAATTTATCGATTTAAAACCGATTGTTACCTCTTGTACTGTTAATGAGTCTATGAATAAAAGAGGCTCACAACTTCAATTATTAGTTGCTGATATAAACGACACTCTAGGTAAACTTCCAGTAAGAGGTCATGAAAGAATAGTTATTGACTGGAAAGCTGATGATAGAATTGCAGGTCAAGGTGAACTAAGACAAGAAGCTTTTAGAATTATTAATATTGGTGATGTAAAAACTACAACTGAGATTCCTGGTCACGGATATCAGATAATTGCAATATCCGAATTTGCTTGGCATGAGCCTTTCTTTGAATGGGATGAGTATATTGAAGATACTATTGAAGGTATTGTCAAAGCTGTACATAATAAAGTATTAAATGGTATAGAAGGACCTACAGACTTTGGGTCTACCGGGGCGTTTGCATTAGCCAAAACAGATGCAACAGATGGTGTAATAGAATTTGTTGGCCCTGGGGAGAAGCCGTTTCAGACTATAGAAATGCTATCTTCTTGGGCATATTCATCTGCTTTTCCTAGTTCTGCTTGGTATTATTTTAAAAACAAAGATGGTTACAATTGGCGTAGTATTGAATCAATTGCTGCAGAAGGACCAATTGACAAATATTTTTATGACCCTACAGAAGAAACATCTCTATCTGAGTCAGTCAATCCAGTCAACAGAGAAATATCTACTTGGAAAGGCCAGGGCCGAGGCAATATCTGGCATATGGCTAAGAAAGGTAAATTACAAAACGAAGTCAAAGAATTGGATTACTTAAAGAAGAAAGTAATACTACATGAGTTTAATTATAAAGGTGATCAGCCTAAACCGTTTGGTGCTTATGCATATGGTGCACCTTCTTTCTATGATAAGTTTGGAACCAAGACAACAGAAACACATTGGTTGTATCATGGACAAGAAAGATTTGAATATCAGCCTGATGGATTAAAGCACAAATGGTCTATGTATTCAGCAATGGAGAATGATCAACTAAATATTATGGTACCTGGAAACAGTAAATTAACCTGTGGAAAGGTTTTAGAAGTACAAATTCCTGTACAGCGATCTATGAAAGAGCATAATGCTCCAATACCATACGATCAGTTTGTAACAGGTATGTATGTAATCAGAGATGTGCTGCACATGTTCAATCAGCAGGGCTATTTTGCTCAGCTAACATTAATTAGATCAGGTTCAGCAACACAACAAAATAGTTAGAGTATATTATGCCAGTAAAATTTGCAAAATCATTTAAACAAGTAGATAAACACACAAAGCAGCTTTCAGTAGTTCATGAATATATGAAAAGTAAGCCTAAAGACGAACTGTTTGAGACTATCAATAAAGAAGGCGTTAACAGAAAGCTTAGAGCAAAGTGTATCAGAGAATTAGATAGACGAAAAATTAAATATGTTTGGAAGGAAAAGTAATGCCTAATAGTTCAAATCTTTACGAGAAGTTTAAGTGGCATTTTGGAGTCGTTGAAGATAGAAACGACCCGCTTAAGCTTGGTCGTTTGAGAGTAAGATGGCAAGGAGTGCATACTGAAAAGCTGGATAAAATTCCAACTAAGAAGCTGCCTTGGGCTACTCCTATTAATCCTATCAACAGTTCTATGACATCTGGTATTGGTGGTCCTGCAACAGGTATAGTTGAAGGCACCTGGGTTATCGGATTTTTTGCTGATGAAGATTCTTATCACAAACCATTTGTTATGGGAAGTATTGCAGGTATGCCAGAAGAGCCTGCTGACCCATCAGTTGGGTTTTATGACCCTAATGCTGTATACCCTAGAACAGATAAAGACGGATATAATGTTTTAGATGAATCAGACTTACCTAGATTAGCTAGAGGTAAAGACAATGCTGAAACACATGCATCATTAATTCAAAAAAGAGAGACAATAGTTAAAGATATACCGCTTGCATCAGCAGCTTCAGTTAAATCAGTTGCAGGTGATAAAGAAGATCTTCCTTACAAACGGGAAGCTTGGGAAGAGCCAAAGCCTCAAGGATTAGACAAATCAGAAACCATGTATCCTCTCAATCATGTTAGAGAAACTGAGTCTGGTCATATTTTTGAAGTAGATGATACTAAAGGGTACGAGCGTATTCATCAACAACACAGATCAGGAAGCTATGAAGAAATAATTGCAGACGGAACAAGACAAGTTAAAATTGTTGGCGATGATTATGAAATTGTAGTACGTAATAAAAAGATGTTTGTTGACGGTGATATGGATTTAACCGTTACAGGTAATCTTAGATTAAAAGTAGGCGGCAACTTTATCACTGAAGTAGGAGGTACGTCAAGTAATTTCTATCATGGTGATAAGATAGAAAAGATTACTAAGAACCATGCAACTGAAATTATGACAGATAGAGGTACTCAGATTAATGGTAATAATGCTATCAGAATTGCAGGCAGCGAGACATACAAAGTAGAAACTAATCAGGACACTATTATTGGTGGTGAAAAAATGATTAAGACTAATTTGAAAGAGACAAGAGTCAATAATGATAAGCTGCTTCATAATATTGCTGGTAAAGAAGATAGAAGTGTAGGTGGTGACTATAACTTAACTGTAACAGGTGATAAAGGAATGTCAGTATTAGCTGATCCTGGTAAACTATCTCTTGCTTCAAAAGATACAGCAACATTCTGGACTACAAATAATATGGTTCTGTTCTCAGCTAATAATAGAATGGAACATATTGGTGCAAATAATACGTTAGTTGTTAAAGCTCACTCTAATGTTCATATCTGGGCTACTCATGATGAAATAGTTAATGGTGCATTAACTGGCTTGTATAATAATACGTATACATCAAACACAGTCGGTGTATTTACAAGCGGTTATCAGAATACATTTAGTGAAGCAGTAGTCGGCGCACTTGACGGCACATATCAAAATACTTATACATCTAATACTATTGGTGTATTTACAAGCGAATATCAGAATACATTTACAGAAGCTGTTATCGGTGCTGTAGCAGGAACTTATAGCAATACAGTTACTGAAGATGTTACAGGTAACTATACAGCTAATCTGGCTGCTAACTTTAGTGAAACAGTTGGTGGAACCTATACTGAATCAATTACTGGTGCTCAGGATACTACAGCAGCTTCTACAACTATTAATAACGATACTAATATTATCGGCACAATTACTCATACTGGTGATCAGACATCTTCTGGCACAGTTACTGGATCAACTGATGTCGTTGGCGGTGGTAAGAGTCTTAAAGATCATACTCACACTGATACAGCAGGATTGGGTGCTGGTACAACGAGCGCACCTAACTAAGGAGAATAGACATGGCAGATATGAAAATAAATTCAAATACTGGCACAGTAGATTACTACGATGGTGCAACAGCTGTCTATTCAATGCCTACAGCAGCAGGTGCAAATGGCAATATTCTTACTATTAATAGCAATGCAATGTCATTTAGTAACACTCTTCCTTATGTTCCTGCAACAGGTAGTAATTGGAGTAGTGCACCTACACAAGTTGCCCCTGCATTAGATGAATTGGTTGCTAGAATAAAAGTATTAGAAACTAATCTGGCAGCTGCAAATACAAGAATTGATGCCTTAGAAGGTGGCGGTGGTGAATAATGTCTGAAGAAGCATTAAATTACTTTATTGATCCAGATACTAAGAATAAACTGGATGCAAAAACTGGTGAGGTTATTGATAAAGCGTCTGAATTATTAGACACACTAGAAAAAGCTGAAGGGTTTATTGATTCTAAATTAGAAAAGGTAAAAGAAGCTGTCACCAAAGCAGAAGAGATGGCTGATAAGTTAAAAACACAAGGCACAGAAGAGCTTGGTGTTGCAGGTAATATTGCAAAAGAAATAGATGAGTTAGAAGCTGATTTAGAAACAGAAAAAGATGCACTTGAATATCCGAATATAGATGGTGCAATAGAAGACTTAAAGGGACAAATTAAAGAAGAGCTATCTTCGTTAAAAGAGATGGTGCCTAAGTTAGAATTGCCAGCGGATAATTTATTAAGCAAATTAGACGGTGAATTTAGTTTTGATAAACTTGCAGAAGAATTGCAAATTGAATTGCCTGAAATACCTGGCGCACCTCCTTCCCTGCAAGGCGCTGTTGGTGATTTGACAAAGTTTGCAACTGAAAAAATGCAACAATTAGGAGTAAGCGTACAAAATCCAATACAGGATGCTCTTAATCAAGTTAATAATGCCGCTGAAGCAGCTGCTTCAGGTAATATATCAGGTGCGATTGATTCAGCTAAGGCAGCCGGTGATTCGTTAGAGCAAAGCTTAGAGAATACTAAAAAGGCTGTACAGGATTATAATAATAATGGTAATCCAGGAGTTGCTGCATTAGCATCAAGTATGGATGCACAACTTACTTCAATGGGTGAAAAGTTCGGATTACCTGGTGATAAGCTGATTAATTTAAAAAATGATATCTTAGAAGGTAAGATAGACGAGTCTAACATTAATAAAATAGTTGAAAATATTCAACTGGACCCTGACGGTGATATTATTGCACTTGGAACAGAAATTACATCTCCGAGTGAAGATGCTAAAAAGGGTATTGATGATCTCAAAGAAGTAATATTGGATCTTAAAGAGGTCGGAGCTAAAATAGAAAGCGATATATCGTCAGAAGAAAAACTGCAATCTGAATTAGAGGAAATTGCAGCTAAGATAGGCGAAGTATTGAAGGCTTGATAAATAACCTATAAAGGTGAGTTATGCCAACACTTAACAGAAGAAAAGAGTTAATTTACTCAGATATTCGTGGAGACATGGAGAAGCATCCTGTGTCTGATGACCTGTTGCTCACTACTAATGAAAACGCGGTTATTGAGTCAGTTAAAAACTTACTTCTTACAGATCAGTACGAAAGGGTCATGCAACCAACACTCGGATCTCAGATAAAAGGATTATTATTTGAAAACTTAACTAAGCAGACACAAGAAAGTTTAAAAACGCTTATAATTGAATGTATTGATAACTGGGAACCAAGATGTATTTTACATGATGTTGAAATAATCGCACGTCCAGACGAAAACGCGGTTGGTATAACAATAACTTTTAGTTTAAAAAATTCAGACAGACTTACAAGGTTTGATCTCTTAATAGATAGGGTACGATAATGGCAGCTAATTCAGCTTTACAGATTTCCGATTTGGATTTCGATACAATCAAAGGTAATTTGGTTGAATTCATGAAATCTCAGAACAAAGTTCTCGATTATGAGTTCGCAGGTTCTAATATTAATACGCTAATTGATCTTTTAGCGTACAACTCATTCCAGCAAAATTTTTATCTTAATATGATTGCTAATGAAATGTTTTTAGATACTGCACAACTTAAAGACAGTATTGTCTCACATGCTAAAGAGTTGAACTACGTACCCCGTTCAGCACAAGGCGCAAGAGCTACTGTTAACTTAAAAGTGTTAGTACCTCAAGAAGATGTAATCGCTAGAACTGCACCTGACTCTATTAATGTAGACAGACATACAAAGTTTACAACAACGCTAGATGGTAAAACATATAGTTATTATACAGAAGATGATTATACCATTCTTCCAGAAACAGATACTGCCACAAATACTTCTAAGTATGAAATTAGCAATGTAGAATTATTTGAAGGTAAATTAACAACTGAATCTTTTACTGTACCTGCTAATACTGGTAATACATTCTCAGTAACTATATCTAATAAAGAAGCAGATACAAGACATATGATTGTTAAGGTACAAAAGGGCGGTGAATCAACAATATCAGAATGGATTAGAGCCAATACTTTATTCGGTGTTAATTCTTCTTCAAATGTTTTCTTTTTAGAGCCAGCTAAAGAAGAAAGATTTACTGTTAGCTTTGGTGATGGTACATTTGGTGCTAAACCAGCAGCTAATGATAAGGTTATCGTCACTTATAGAATAACAAACGGTGAAGACACTAACAATGCAAACAGATTTAAAGCTGCTAATACATTTGCTGGATATAATTCAACTGCTACAACAGTAATTAATTCCGAAGGTGGAGCTCAATCTGAATCATTAGATGAAATAAGACGAAATGCTCCTCGATCTTTCCAGGTCGCTGAAAGAGCTGTAACAGCTAATGATTTTAAAATTATTACACAAGCTGCTTTCCCTGAAGTAGAGAATGTTCTCGCTTTTGGAGGAGAGGAAATGGTACCACCTAAGTTCGGTAAAGTAATTCTAGCTGTTGACTTATTTAATGCTGATGGTGTCCCTGATTCTAAGAAATTAGAAATATCTCAATACTTAGAAAAAAGAACACCGGTTGGAATTGATGTTCAAGTTATTACACCAGAATTTATTTACGTTGATACAGATGTAACTGTATCATATAATATTACTACAACATCTGATTCTCCTGATACAATAAGAAATAAAGCTTTAAATGCATTAATTGGATATGCAGCAAACAATATTAATAAATTTGATGCAGTATGGAGAAACTCAAAAGCACTGAATGCTATTGATGCAGCAGATGTTAATATTATTAGTTCACAGTTAATTAACAGACCGTTTGTAAAAATTACACCTAACGGGCTAACCACATCTTATAAAATCGAGCTTAATAACAAATTAAAACCAGATAGTGTCTTAGATACAAATACAGTAGTAAGCAAATATGAGCCGGCTATACAGTCAACTCAATTTACATTTGGTACAAGCAGCATTGCTTACTTTGTAGATGACGGCTTAGGTAATTTAAAAATTGTAAGATCTGATTCAGGTGATAGATTTACTATATTAAAAGCTAACGCTGGAACAGTAAATTATGAGACAGGGTTAATAAACATATTACCTATTGATATTGATACATGGGTTGGATCAGTATTAAAAATATTTGGTAGAACAGAATCAAGAGATATAAAAACTAAGAAGCAATCTATATTGCAACAAAACGCTGAAGATATTAGAGTTAAGGTTATTCAGGAAAGAATTTAATGCTTGCAAGCAACTATAAAATATCTAATTTTATTAGAGATCAATTCCCCGAACATTTTAAAGAAGAAAATGATGGGTTAGTACTGTTTATTCAAGCATACTATGAATGGTTAGAATCTACGGGTCAAGCTACACTATTAGCTAGACAATTAAAAGATAATAGAGATATTGATACAACTATAGACGAGTTTGTAAAATATTTCAAAAATACATTCTTTGCTGATTCAAGATTACAAAATACTGCTGATACTAGATTTATACTTAAACATATTAGTGATCTTTATCAAGCAAAAGGCTCAATTAGATCTATTGAGTTATTACTAAGGTTGATGTTTGGTCAAGAGGTAGAAATCTTTTTACCATCTAAAAGAATATCAGCTGCATCTGAATCTAAATGGATTAGACCAAGATATGTTGAACTAACTGATTCGCCTAGAAACGTAGGATTCATTGGTAAGCAAATTACTGGTTCTGTTTCTGGTGCTAAAGGGTTTGTAGAAAGTGTTGTCACTAAAGTAGTAGCTCAAAAAAGAATTACTATCGCGTACTTATCTCAAGTTCAAGGTATTTTTACAACAGGTGAATTTGTAACTGATGATGGATTAATCGAAGGTGCACCTAAAGTATCTGGATCTCTATCAGGTGTAACAATTACAAATGGCGGTAGAAATTTTGAAGTAGGACATATCTTTGATGTCATATCAAGCAGTGGTAGACAAGGACAAGCAAAAGTAACGTCTATTTTAGATGCAACAGGTAGAGTTGACTTTCAATTAGCTAATGGTGGTTATGGTTATACAGTATCAAACACATATACTGATACTCTTTCATCTAATGCAACTTTAACTGTCAGCAACATAATTAATTCTAATTCAGAAATAGAAGATTTCTTTTTTAATGAAACAATCGTTCAACCAATGCACAAAGTTACAACTATTAGTGCAGGGTCTAATTCAGATTTTGATACCTATTCTAATGGTGTAATAATTTATGGAGCTAACTTACATGCTAACGGTGATTTAAATAGCAGTAATGTTGCAACTGGATATATTGTAGAGACAAGTGCTAACCAATATCATTTAACTGTGCATACAGGCAGCTATTTAAATGCCGATTTTATCTATGTCAGCAATGTTGCTACTAACGTACAAGTAGATACAGTAACAAACGCCACGCCGACAGGCAGATTTATTGGAACAAGATATAATCAAGAATCAAATGTATTTACAATTGGTATGCACGCCAATAGTAAGCCATTCTATGCTGATGTTACAGCAGCGTTTGTAAAAGGGTTAAGCAGTAATACATTTGCAAATATTACTTCAGTTGGCCAAGGTACAGGAGCTGATTTTGAAGTTGGTTCGTTAGGTGAGCAAGAGACATTAACACTATTTACAGATATTATTGGTGAAGATAATAATACAGGAATAGAAGAATTAAATCAGCCTTATACTGATATTAAAGTAGACGGTTCTGGATCTAATATTGGTTTTGTAGATTCAATTACAGTTGATACTTTAATACATTTAAAAGGTGTAGCTAATGCTCAACATCCTCAGCACTCAAATGGTGCTTTTACTAATACAGATGTTGTTTTTTCTGCTAATGTATATGTAAATTCTATTCATATGGAATCAGGTGGTACTGGATATAGTAATAGTGATACAGTTGTATTTACTGGAGGTTCACCTGGAACTACAGCTACAGCAAATATTACAACTTTTGCAAACGGTACAATTAATTATTATAGACATACAAAAGGTGCATACTATCAAAGCCAGCCTGCAGTTACTATTACAACATCAACAGGCTCAGGGGCTAATTTAACAGCTATAATGGGGGCTCAAGGTGCTCACTCTCGTACAAATGTATTCGTTTCATCAGTATATGCACATGATGGTGGTACTGGATATGATAATGCTGACACTCTTACTTTTTCTGGCGGTAATCCAGGCACTACTGCAGTAGGTGGCGTAACAACATTTGCAAACGGCACTATTTCTTCTTTACAAGTTACTACTAAAGGTGCTGATTACGAATCAACTCCTACTGTTACAGTAAGTACAGGAACAGGCAACGGAGCTAATCTAGTTGCTATTTTAGGTGCTGCTTTAACTGGTAATGGTGTTCATGCTAATGTTAAAAGTGTAAACGCTACTCATATTATTGCTCATCATATCGCAAACGGAACATTCGTAAATAATCAAATTCTTACTAATGAAGGTGTAAATGCTTTTGCTGTAATTAATACTGCTTCATTAGCTGCTGGTTCAGGATATACTTTACTTGATACAGTTACTATTACTGGCGGTGGCGCTAACGTTACTGCTAACGCTGCAGCATTCCAAGCACTTGATAGTGGCGGGGGGTTTTCTTGGGAAACAGTATTTATAAATGATTCTGGTTCAGAATATTATAAGCAAAACGGGGTTTAAAATAATAAATCTTATGGGTTAGGGGGAAG